TAAGTTTTTCAAGTTCTTTTTGGGTGATTTCTAGTTGGAGATTAAGTTCAGCATTGGCACCACTGACGGCAGCCGTTCTTGCAACAAGATTCGCTTCTTGTGCAGAAAGAGCTTGGATTCGTTTGGCAAGAATACCTGCTGATTCAGCAGCTCGTACTTCCTCTGCTTTGAGTCCTTGAAGTGAATACTGAAGTCTTGTAACATTAGCTCTGAGATCCTGCAATGATGATTCAAGAACACGGCTACGTCCAGGAATCTCAGCAAGTGCCAACTCTGTTTCATGGACTCTACGTCGTCTGATTTCTTCCTGTGTTACCAGTTCTTCCGGAACTGCTGCATATCTTCCAGTTTTCGGATCTCTTCTTGCGGCAGTAACCGCAGCCGTAGCTTTACTAAGTGCAAGCTGACGTTCCATGAATTGAGTTTCAAGACTGTATTGTCTACGTCTAAGTTCTGCCTGTTGAACTCCGTTTCGTAGGACAGAAGTTCCAATTCTACCAATCTGGTTATTGATACCTTGTCGTCTAAGTTCGATCTTCTCAAGATTTGATTCAACAGAAGCCTGTTGTTGTAAGAGTCTTAGACGCTGTACAGCAAGGTTCGCTCCAGCACGTTCGATTGCAGTTCTCCTGATTTCAAGATTGGCAATCCTGTTTTGGATATTGAGTTGATGAAGAGCATTGCGCTGAGCTTGAATCTGATATTGAAGTCTTACCTTTCCTTGCTCTTCAAATGTGCTTTCAATTCTGGCAAGTTGTTGCGCTTGTCTAATCTGCAATCCTGAAAGACGATTCATCTGTTGAGCACGCATCACGCTAAGGTCACGTTGTGCTTGCAGGCGTCGAATATCGCGGCCAACTCTGCCCAGCATTGCAGAAGCCTGGTTCTGGCCTCTAACGATTAGTAAGAGTTCGTGTGCGCCTATTGCCATTTATTGTCTACCAGGAGGCCCATGATTACTCATTGCCTTCTGATGTTCCTCATCTCGAATACGCATTACAATCTCTAGTCGTTTAATGACACTATCTGGTTGATCCATTATTGCGCCACTATATGGTGGCATGCGAAACTCCCGGCTAAGATGATACAGCCGGAGAGTATCTGATGCATCCTCTAGGTCGTCGTCGGTAGGGTTGTATCCTCTACCGTTTGCGATCCGTTTCCAGTTTTCATCAAGGACGATTCTAACTGAGTGGTAAAATTTTCTGCATCAAAATCAACCAGATTCAATTTATCAATTTCACTCTCGATCTCAGCCGCAATTCTTGGATCAAGAATCTCAAGAGTCATGTGATTACTGAAATCTAATTTGTTGCCCTTCTCGTCCTCAAGGTTGTGATCAATGATACAGTGAGAAAAGTCGTATTTACGAGAAGCTTCGTTAAGAATGTCAATCGTAATCTTGTTAGTGGCGTCACGTCCTTGTCCAAGTTCCTGCATGAACCTTGCAGCCATATCACGGCGCTTGAGCATCTGCCCGAAGGATAGCTGCCGAAGGACAACGTATCCCTCGGGCAGAGTCTTAAGATTAATCCTTACACCATCTGCATTAACTGTTGCCCTTGGCACTTTATCTCCCTTATTTGAAGGATTACGTAATATCTACAGTCGTAAGAACCTCCAAACTGTAGGCGTCTCCGCCTGCGATTCCGATTGCACGGCCTTCAACAGTTGCCATGATAAGATCGTTCATGTTAGGAAGGTTCACAGTATAGGTGTTATAAACCGAGTTGTTGATACTGATGCGGAATCCACTATCAGCAGTTGCAAAATCTGAACCACCCTTAAGGCTCTCGAGCCTTACTGCACGCTTCGTAGCAGCAACCATGTTGTTGTACTCGGTCTTGTTGATGAAGTCAAGTTCCGTACTATAAGTCGCCTCAGTCTCATGGAACGCAATATATGTAGCTGCACGATCAGGTGTAAGGCGGTTCTCAGCACTTGCATTGTAGTTCGCATTGAACGTGAAGCCGTTGAAGTTAAGATCAGGAGTGGCGAATGCAGGTGCAGTTCCAGCAGTATCAACGTAAACGGTATGAGCAGATGCACCAAACAGATCGGGAGTAATCCATGCAGGAGTACCAAGTCCAGCGGGAGTCTCTTCACTAAGACCAAATCCGTTCATGGTGCAGAGAAGAACACCATTGTCGATGGTGAACTCAAAACCACCCATGACACAGCCAGCATAACCGAAACCAACTCCATTACGAACAATGGTAATACTAGCTGTCTTAGGAGTAGATGCACCCGCGGCTGTTGACGCCGAACCTGCGGAACTAGGAGCGAATTTATATGAGATGTTCGGAGTATAAGTTACGGCATCCTTCGTAATGGTATGACGTGAACAATACAGGAAATAAGGAATGAAGCTGGGATCTACTTCCATGTGGATATCACCTTCGATGTGATAGAAGCTCTGCTCTACATCGGAGACGATAGTCTGCTGACGGATTTGAGGAGAGAAATACTTATCTTCGGTATAAACAAAAGACTCGTCCAGAATGGGAACCCAAACCGTTCCACTCGTAGTAGGAGGAAGATAAGTTCCCATTGTAGTTTCATGCTTGATGGCTAACCAACCACCACCTCCCAAGCCTGCCGGCATTATGCACCACCTTCAGTAGATGGCTCAGAAGTTTCTTGTGGAAGTCCACTCTGAGTAGATGCAGGCTGAGCACCTGTACCCTTTGCCTCGCCAGGAGGAACAACAACATCCTCAGGTGGAGCAGGAGGTTCCCAACCCTCAGGAGTCTGAAAAGTACCTGATCCAGATACTTCCATTCCTTCCTGATCCTTTAGCACATTCTCGATCGTGTTGTTATTGGCAGAAAAGAATGCAGCCTCGCCGGCTTCATCCACCTCTACTGATTCACCATTACGAACCGCGCCGATACCGATGATACCCAAGGCTTTACCCTGTGGATACCCTTCCAGATTTACCTTAACCGTCAAGGCCATACTATACCCCTTCCTTATGGGAAGGCAATCCACTAGCTTCACGAGATTCCATAAGGAAATCCCTTCCGAGATTCGATGGCAACAACCATCTGTGTGCCAACCACTGAATCGTTGACATATCTTGTTCCTCGTTCAATGGTAGGTGTGGTTGAAGCAACATACATGAACACTACGCTGTCATCCATGGTCATGTCACCAGTTTCAAGCCAATTCTCAATCTGCGTGACAAGATCAAGATCCTCTTCTGTTCTCTCCGTATGTGTAACATCAAGCTTTGCATGGTAAACAAGAATAACTACTTCGATACCCACAATGAAGATGTGAGTTTGATGTAATGCCTTCTGTTTCGCACCTGCAAGAACAACAACCGCAGGATACTGTGGCTTAAGACGTTCATTTAAACCAAGGAAGTTAATTCCGAATTCATCTTTCTTCTCCGCGATCTTGTCATAGATCCACTGTGCAGCCTGCTGTGGTTCAGTAATTGTTTCATCGAGGAAAGTAGCCATTATCCGACCAAGCCTCTATTTCTTGACATCAGACTAGCAATGTTCTCAGTTTGGAATACAGGAGCTTTCCGTGGGATATGAGACATAGTTGCCGCTGGACCACCAATTCGACCGAAAGCACCACGAAACATAGGAATCCCAGATTTGCCAGGTCTAACAATTTGTAGGTTTCGATCTACCCAATCGTCGAATACATCAACGGTAGCAATTTTTGCTTTTTCGCTCATCCCCAAGAAAGAACGCTGAGGCATTGTTGCACCCCTTCCTACCGTTCCTCCCCGATCATGAACGCGCCAGTAAACAGGTAACTGATCAGTGTCAACAAACAATTGATTACCAAAAATCTGATAAGTACTTCGACTAGTTAAAGCGTTAAGTAATTCATTGTTCCTTGTAACACGTGGCGAATCAACCGTAAGTTGCATTATCTTTTGTCCAGGAGCATGGAACTGTTTCCATGTACCATACTTCTTTGAAAGATTCTGCCAAGGCACTTCGTCAACATCAACTTGTCGGTTGAACCTGTCACGCACGTCCTCTATCATGATTTCTTTTGACACAAGCAATGGAAGCTCAATTTCCGTAAGTCCTTGTGACATATAGTCGAACATGGCTCCGACAATCATAGGTTCATCTTCATGAGGTCCCCAACGGAATTCAATACTCCCAATAAATGAAGCAGGAACGTTGAAGGACTGATAAGTCGAAACCAGTTCCATCAGAAATTTTGATCCATCTTGAAGAAGGGTTCTGGAATAGTCGTATTGTTAGGCCAGAAATCATCTGACGTAAGACGATCAGTAGTAGGCTCTTCAACACCCTCAACTACAATCGTGCTATCTTGAATACCCTGCAACAGACCAATAGCCTCGTTGTACTTGTTCTGTGCATACATAGGATCATCTAAGGAATCTTCGCTGTATCGTTTACGATATACGAATGCAGCAATGAGTCGTCCAGTGATTGATCTGATTAACCCAGGTGTGGCATCAGGGTTGGTCCATAGAGCAAGCGTAGAAGCAGGATAATAATTAGCAAGATAACCACGCACAATTCTCTCGGCGTCCAATTGTGTTTCATCGAATTCAGCCGTGTCTACAACCACCTTATCGGTAGGCAAATGAACGTTTGCGTCGTCGATTGTCGCTAGTGCCATTATTTACTGAGATGCAGGAGGCGGTGCTTGCGGTGCAGGAGTTGTCTTGCCTGTTTCAGGATTGATTTCCTCGGGTTGGACAACCTCTCCTTCATCATCGAATCTACGAAGAAGGTCGGCAGTAGGTCCGGAACGATCAAAACCCTCCTGTGCTTCAGTAAGACGATCCTGCATGATCTGACGTGGGCTGCGAAACGGGTCCTTTAGGTAATCAGGCATCTCTACATCTCTGACAACCTGTTGATCTACGAGATTCTGCCAGTCCTCATCACTCATATCGAGATCAGACTGTGAAACTGAATCGCCAATCTCGATAGCCTTAGGTCCAAGAACGTTCCCTTCGTCATCCTTCTCGACTCCGTAGAGGATTCTGGACCATGCATACATTGTATTGGCCATTATTCCTCCTAGAACGCGCTCGATGACCAAGCGGTCTTGATGAGATATCCTGCACTAGAGTTTACGACCTTGATATCGTATTCCCATGTCTGACGGAACAGGTCCGACTTACGAGCTTCCTCACGCCACCTGTCGATAGGCTTAAGTTCTCCACCAAGCTGTGGATAAACAAAAGTCTTCATGAAGGTCTGCACGTCCATGCCATCAGCATTGTCAACGTATGCTAGGATTACGTCCTTGCCCCAGAATGATCCAGCAGAATAAGTTTCGTCAATGCTACCTGCCGTGTTGTAGATATCGTCCCCAACGCCAATCTCATAGATTGTACCCTGGAATCCTGTAAGAATACGGAATGCATCAGGCTGACTAAGTGCAAAGTTGGAAAATCGCTGAACGATACGAGGATGGTTTTCGATGTAGCTTACTCCTTGGGAAGGAAGAAGCATCGTGTTCGGAGGGAATCCAATAAGACCATTGATCTTACGAATACCAGTCATGATAACGGAAACAGGATCGGAAGTAGAAGAAGTACCACCAGTGTAATCATCCCATTGCTGAGCGCCAGCAAGCGTGACCGTGTTACCCACAGGGTAAGTTGAAGTGTTGCGTGCAGTGTCGGCTACTAGCTTCTCATGTTTGCGCTGTAGGGAACCAACAACAACTGCAACAGCATCAGTTTCCACGTTGATGTTGAGTCCACCACCAAATGCCGGATTCGACAGACCACCAGCACTTGCATACTCTCTCCGCTCTTCATCAGTTACCGGAGTCTGAAGAGAATGCTGCTTAGTGCTGAACGTATCTTCCGACCACTTCCTACCCCTCACTTCGTTCGCAACAGTACCAGGAGCACGAAGATCCGGAAAGATGAGGCGATTGGACCTATCGAACACACGGTACTTACCAGACTTCACATTAGTTCGAGTCTCTGGTGCAAGAATATCGCCGTAGTATGCAGGAGCACGATACCCTGTTGCGAAGTTAGTCAAATAGGGGTCAACGTAAAGAGTCGATGGATCGTACATTTACGCTCCCCTTTAGATGATGTTGCCGGGTAGACCTAACTGAACACTTGCAAATGCACCCGAAGCTGCACCTTGCCTAAAGGTGCCGATCACACGATCCCCTGTTACAGCATCGTGGACAGTACCATTGGCCGTAAGACCACAAAGAGCACCCACAGTGCAAGTTCCGGACGCTTCCATTTCAGAAGCACCCTCTACTCTCACACTAGCGAGCTTTCCCTTGGTGATCTCACCAGTCGCTACATCGAACTGCACAACACCTGCTACCACATCTGTCTTTGCGGTAACAGGAGTGACAGTCTCTTCCGCAGAGAACTTTACTGCACGAAACTTGGTAAGGGCTACAGCAGGAGCATAACCCTTATCAAGGATGAAGTTACCAGTCGCCATTACCTAACCCTCCCAGGAAGAGAGGCTTGATAGTTCTCGAACATGTCAGGATGCCTAGATGCGGCAAGAGAAGTTGCAGTTGCGTAATCGACACCATCCTGTTCCTGGATCTCAAGAACCTTATCTGCGAAAGCCTTGGCAGGATTCTTAGGAGTAGGATCTTCATAGTTATCTGTACGAGATGAACCTGCTTCTGTATAGTCCACGAAGCCAGTCTTGCCGATAAGCTCGATGACTTCAGAAAGATCATTGACGTTAGCATTACCGTCACTGAACTTCTTGTGTACCTCTTCGAGCTTATGAATTACGACAGAAGGAAAACCCTTCTTCGTGGGCTTTCCATCTGCATCATGAATATGACTGAACTGCTCAGAGAAAGCCTTAGCGCGACTGTCCCTACGTTCACGC